ATGCTTAGTGAATATACCGGAGCACCATATGTTGTGCTAACTGACAGTTGCACACACGCTATTGAACTATGTTTGCGTTATAAGAATCCTGGCCCTTGTGTTATTCCAAGTCGCACCTATCTCAGCATACCAATGACCTTTCACAAACTTGGTATTCCTTACTACTATGACGCACACAATGACTGGCAGTATGAATACAGACTATCACCAAGCAACATCTGGGATAGTGCAAGAGCATTTGACAAAGGTATGTATCGTGCAGGTGCGCTGCAGTGTTTAAGTTTTGGACACAGCAAACGTCTTGAAATTGGTCACGGCGGTGCTATTCTCACAAGCAAAAAGCACGAATACGCTGCACTTAAACAAATGGCATATGATGGCAGAGACCTAAGTATTAGTCCATGGCAAGATCAAGTTAACTTTAGTGTTGGGTATCATTACAACATGCGATTGGAAGATGCAGCAAGAGGCATGTGGCTAATGGGCAATGGTACTCTAAAGTCCAAAGAATCGCAACTAGTAGAATATCCTGATTGCAGCAAATTAAATATTGACCATTTGCCTAAATAATCATATAATATTACACAGTGACACACCACTATAACTCGGAGAATACAATGACAATTTCACAACAAATTACAGCAAGAATCCGCAATGCTGGCGGACGCTATTGGGCAGGCGATAACATCTCAAGTTATCTGCACGAAGGCGACAAAGCGGCACTGATCGAAGAACTTACAACTAAGTTTGAAGATGTACTAGACAGTTTGATTATTGATCGTGCAAATGATCCTAACAGCAATGACACTGGTAGACGCTTGGCAAAGATGTACATCAATGAATTGATGAGCGGGCGTTATGATCCAATGCCTAATGCAACTGCATTTCCTAATCATGTTGAAGAAGGTTATAAAGGTATGCTGGTTGTGCGCAGTGAACTTAAAAGTGTTTGTTCGCATCATCATCAGCCAGTTACAGGCGTTGCATACATTGGTATTATTGCTGCAGAGAAACTTATTGGGTTGAGCAAGTATACACGCATTGCACAATGGTGTGCTAGACGCGGTACACTGCAAGAAGAACTTTGCAATGACATTGCCCGTGAGATTATGAGTGCAACTGGTAGTAAAGATGTTGCTGTTTATATTCAAGCAACGCATGGTTGTTGTGAGAACAGAGGCATTATGGCACACAGTAGTCTAACACAAACAACTGTGCTAGAAGGTGCATTTAACAGTGATGCAGGCACAAAGCAAGAGTTCTTTGACAATATTAAACTACAGCAGGAATTTGCACCTCGATGAAAATATTATTAACTGGTAGTAGCGGATTTATAGGCCAAGCTATTACTCCAAGGCTAGAAAAAGACCATGAGTTATTTCATTTAGCAAGTGACTTAACGGACCACGCTACAATCAAAGCAGAAGTTAACAGTGTTGATCCAGACATTATTGTACATCTCGCTGCTCGTACAGAAGTAGAAAAAAGTTTTTATGAACAAATTAGTTTCAGTGAAGTAAACTATATTGGTACACTTAACTTAATTGAAAGTGCTAAAACACTAAAGCATCTTAAGAACTTTGTGTTTGCAAGCACCATGGAAGTATATGGTTGGCAACCTATCAGTGATGAAATTGAACATACTGGTATGTATACTGAGCGTGTAGCATTTGATGAAAACACTATTCCAAATCCCAATGCTCCATATGCAGTAGCAAAATATGGTTGTGAAAAATATCTAGAGTATGCACATCGTTGTCTGGGTTTGCCATTTACTGCTATACGCCAAACAAATGCTTATGGTAGACACGACAACGACTTTTTTGTAACTGAAGCAATTATCAGTCGCATGTTACAAAACCCGCATGAAATTGATATGGGATATGCAGAGCCTTGGCGAAACTTTATATATGTTGATGATTTAATTGATGCGTGGATGGCAGTTATTACTAATCCAGATCGAGTAAATAATGGCACAATATTAACTATTGGCCCGGACAATGCACTGAGTATTCGAGATTATGCAGAGAAGATTGCAACTAAATTACACTGGCAAGGTGAAATTAACTGGAACAAGCGTCCTATCAGAGACGGTGAAATTTACTGGTTAAACAGCAATCACAATCTTATTACACAACTACTTGGATGGTCACCTAAAACAACACTAGATGAAGGATTAGATAAAACTATCGAAGTATGGAAAAACAAACTAAATTAAATGTTTATCTTTTTCAGCCTCAGTATGCAGTTGAAATAAGAAAAGAAAATACTTATTGGCTTCCATATAGTGCAGGATGTATATGGAGTTATGCAAGTACAATTCCAGAAATATCAGAAAAATATGTACTTGCTGAATTAGGCTTTAAAAGAGAAGATCCGACTGACATTATACAACGTATGAATCTACGAACTCCTAGTGTTTGTGGATTTAGTTGTTATGTTTGGAATGAGCAATATTGTTTAGCACTTGCAAAAAAAGTAAAACAAAACTTTCCCAACTGTAGAATTATTTTCGGTGGTGCACAAGCAAGTGCGAAACTAACAGAGTATGATTTTATTGATAGCGTTATCCTTGCTGAAGGTGAAGAAAGTTTTGCAGACTTTTTGTTGTCAGACGTAAATCAAAAAATTTATGATAAACAACGAATGTCAAATTTAGACATTCCTAGCCCATATACTACAGGGTTATTTGATAAACTGCTGGAAGATAATCCAACTGCACTATGGAGTATGACTTTTGAGACAAACAGAGGATGTCCATATGCTTGTACGTTCTGTGATTGGGGAGGAACTACTTATAGTAAAGTAAGAAAATTTAATATTGATAGAATTACTGCTGATTTAGAATGGGCAATAGGTAAACCAGTAAGTTATGTTTTTTGTGCTGATGCAAACTTTGGCATATTCAAAGAAAGAGATTTAGAAATAGCAAAGATTTTAAAACGTGTTGCTGATCAATGTGCTATTGAAACTATTAACTTGCAATATGCTAAAAACAGTACAGAGCTTGTTTTTGAAATAGCACAAATACTAGGTGAATACAGTAGAGGAGTGACTGTTAGCGTACAAAGCATGCATGATGCAACACTTACTGCCATTAAACGCCGTAACATGGATGTAAACAAAGTATCTAATCTAATCTCACTAAGTAAAAAATATGGCGTAGGCACATACACAGAAGTTATACTAGGACTACCTGAAGAAACATTAGAAAGTTGGTGCGATGGCTTATGTGAAATATTAGAGCTAGGACAGCACGACAGTATAGACATGTGGTTTGCTCAACTGTTAGAAAATAGCGAACTTAATCAAATTGAAAGTAAGAAAAAGTATTCAATTGATAGTGTGACAGGTGCTGATTACTTTGCATTGTATAATAGTGCAGATTATAAAGATATTCAAGAAACTATCGAATTAATTAGAAGTACCAGCACCATGAGTTCTAGTGAGTTAGCAGAAGCATACATGTTTGGGTGGATGATTATACATTGGCACATCAATGGGTATAGTCAACACATTGCAAAATCAGTAAGAAAATCCGGTATAACCTATAAACAATATTATGATAAACTACTTACTATGATTAAGGATTGTCCATTGTTCGGAGCCCATTATCTAGAATTAAAAGATTTAGTATATAAATATTTGTCCAATGGTAAACTTGAAATACAAAGTAACAAAAGCCATGGACATAATCTGCACACTCACAGCTATGATTTTATGTATGAAAAGCGAAAACTAGCCTACAACTTAGCAATACAATGCGGCGAACAGTTTGTTAGTTTAGAACAAACAGACAAGTTCATACAAAATCATTTTTTGTTTGACAAATACATCGACTATCCTCTACAATACAATGAAACTATAATTAAAACAAAACTCAAAGATAATAAAAATATAGATTTTTATAGCCTGAGAAGAAAAGGATTGTTAAAAAATACAATCAGTCAAGGAGACATCAAATGCAACATTTCCACCCATTAATGGAATTGTTTAACAACGGCACACTTAACTATAACAAAGAAATGTATCCGTTAAGTGAGATCATTCTAGAGTGTGTACAAAATCATTATCCAGAAGTCAAAAGTTTAGATACTATTCATGAAAGCATGGACACAAACGAACTATTTGAACTAGGTCATAAAGTTAATAGAGAACTTTACAACACTGATTTTTATAAAATGTTGGATCATGTTATTGGTGATTATATTCAGCAAGCAACAGGCGAAGAAGTTCTTATTCAGCGTTTTCCAAGTATAAGATTTTTACAGCCTAATCAAGATGAGCAAGGAAAAGTACTGCAGTTTCATCAAGGACGCTGGGTGGGCAATGGACTAGGGCTGTACACTATATGGATGCCGTTTACTGCTTGTTACGAAAGTAATAGTATGCAGATTCTAGATCTAGAACCTAGTAGAGAAATTACAAGAAAAAGTGTACTAGAACAGTGGGACTATGAAAAACTTAACGAAGAATGTCTCAAACATTGTTGGCCTATTACACTGCAACCAGGACAAGCACATTTATTTTGGCAAGAACATATCCATGGAAATATCCCTAATCGCACAGGAAAAACTAGATGTAGTTTAGATATTAGAATTCTTGTTAAAGGAGGTCAACCCCATCGCAAATGGCCAGGAAGTTATTTTAGACCGTTACACAAAGACTTTGCAAAGAAACCGGAGTTTAAACAAGGAGAGAATATTGTTGCTTATGCAGAATACGAGGGCATGAAAACAAAAAAATTAGACTTATATTTCCAAACTTTGGTAGTTAAAGGATATTGTCAACGAGCAGGTATTCCTTTTCCTTATCAACATGGAGATAACGAAAGTTTAGGAAATCATTATTTAGAATATCTGCTTAAGGATGATACTATTGATCACATCTTGCTAACTAGTATGTTTAGTTTGCCAGATGATGCAGAAAAGCGTATAAGAATAATGAAAAAAGCAGTTGCACAAAATTGTAAATTGCATTTGTGCAACGAAGATATAATTGTAGAAACAGCAGAAGATATTGAAAATGTTGAATACCTCAGAACATTTACAAATGATTGGAGTAGTCCAGTAGACCAATTAGAAGAAGAACTTTACGGTAAATGAAGATTAGTTCGCACAACGAATGGAGTCCTCTTAAGAGTGTGGTAGTAGGGTTGGCAGCAGGTGCTAATAAGCCTGATGGTTGCCATTTTGCGCAGACTGGTGCATATCCTGGACATGTAACTGCACAAGCAGACATGGACTTGGATCGCTTTGCTAGAACACTAGAACAAGAAGGTGTTAAAGTATACAGGCCCAAGTATCATAACTTTTCACTAACAGGCGGAATGTATAACTACTGCCCCAGAGATCGTTTACTAGTTGTTGGAAACACTGTAGTTGACTGTAATATGCAGTATGATTGCAGACTGCAAGAGAGCCGTTATTATGATTTTGTTCTCAAAAGTACAAAGCGTGTAGTTACTGCCCCACGCAATAGATGGGTAAAGTTCGATGCTGCTAACGTTTGTAGGCTGGGTCAAACACTGTTATATCTACAAAGCGTTAGCGGTACACGAGCAGGTGCGATTTGGTTACAAGAACAGTTTCCAAACCACACAGTAGAAGTTACTAAGACTTATGGCGGTGTGCATATTGATAGCACATTTAGTCCTGTAGCAGATGGACTTGTTGTTGTTAACAAGGATCGCGTAACAAAGAAAACACTGCCCAAGTGTTTTAAAGACTGGGAAGTTATTTGGTTAGGTGACGAAGATTTAACACGAAAAGGTTTTTCTGGTGAAGCATTTGCAAGTAACTATATACTATTAAACTTCTTTATGATTCGCCCTAACTTGGCAGTTATTGATGACTGTCCTAAACTAGAGCAAGCACTGCGAGCAAATGGAGTATTAAGTTACACTGTACCATTTGCACATTCAAGAACACTAGGTGGTGGTCACCACTGCACTACATTAGATTTACACAGGAGTTAACTATGAATAGAGACGGACCACTATTAGAAGCATTTAACAATTTACCCGACGGGGTAATTAGACAAGAACTAACATCATACTTTGTGCGTGATGGACAACTTGTCAAACAAACAGTCGAGAGAGTTTATGGTAGCGACGGCGATTATAACGATTGCACACTAACAGTGCCCTTGACAAAATAATAATATAGAAGGATATATCAATGAATATTATTAAATCAATTGTAGTTGCAGCCGCAGTCGTATTCAGTATGGCAATGGGTGCAAGTGCAGCAGACAAAGTGAAGGTTGGGTTCGTCTACGTCGGACCTATCGGTGACCATGGTTGGACATATCGTCATGACATTGGTCGTCAGCAAGTAGAAGAAGCATACGGCGACAAAGTTGAAACCGTCTTTGTTGAAGGTGTACCAGAAGGTCCAGATGCCGAGCGTGTAATGCGCAACATGGCAAAAGGCGGAGCAGACATTATCTTTGCTACAAGTTTTGGCTATATGCAGACAATGGCAAAGGTTGCTAAAGAGTTCCCAAATGTAAAGTTTGAACATGCAACTGGCTACAAGCAAAGCGAAAACATGGCAACATACGGCTTGCGTCTATATCAAGCACGACATGTGCAGGGCATTATTGCAGGCATGATGACAAAGACAAACAAGATTTGTTATGTTGCTGCTTTCCCAATCCCAGAAGTTATTCGTGAGATTAACACCTATTACATGGGTGCAAAGAAGATGAACCCAAATGTAGAGATCATGATTACTTGGGCAAACACTTGGTATGATCCAGGCAAAGAGTCACAAGCAGCAGAAGTTATGATGGCACAAGGGTGTGACATGGTTGCACAGCACACTGACAGTCCTGCTCCATTGCAGGCTGCACAAGCAAAAGGCAAGTTGGGTTTTGGTCAAGCAAGTGATCAAATCAAGTTTGCTCCTAAAGCACAGTTGACTGCAACTATTGACAACTGGGGTCCTTACTACATTAAAAAAGTAGGACAGGTTATTGATGGTACTTGGACTACAGGTGACTACTTTGGTCATATGAATGAAGGTGCAGTTCAAATGGCACCATTCACAAATATGCCAGCAGATGTACAAGCAAAAGCACAAGAGATTAAAGATGCAATTTCAGCAGGCGAATACTTTGCATTTACTGGTCCACTTAAAGACAACACAGGTAAACTGCAACTTGCAGATGGCGTTGTTGCAGATGATGCACATCTTAATACAATGATGTATTATGTTGAAGGCATTAACGCTAAAGTACCAGGACAATAAACTATGATTCCAGTTATTGATTTCAACTCAGAAACAGTACTGGACGAGATTCGCGAAGCCTACACAACAGTGGGCTTCGCAGTCTTTACCAATACACTAAACCAACAAGACCAACAAACCATGAAAAACTGGTTTGATTACATGAAGCAGTTCTTTGAACTGGACTTGGATACTAAAAAGAAATACAGTTATCAAGCAGAAAACAATCTAGGATACAGTGTTATGGGTGCAGAAAATGTAGACCCAACTGCTCCTAAAGACATGAAAGAAAGTTTCAACTACAACAATACACGCATGCCAGAAGCACTTTGGCCCACAGAAGTTGATCTTCGTACAACAGGATTAGAAACTATTCGTATTGCGGATGATTTAACTCTGCGTATACTTGCTAAGTTTGATACTATCCTAGACTGCGGTACTACACTGGTAGATGCGCATCAGGATCCATATAATACAACACGAG